GTCGGTCATCTCGGTCGAGGCGTAGGTGCGCCCGCGAATCTGTGCGATCTGAGCCCTGCGCCGGGTGGCGTGCTGGAGCATCAGCTCACGGATGTAGTCGGGGTGGATGTCCTCGCCGGTCTTGGCGGCGAACTCGCTGGCCATCGACTTGAGGGACAGTTCCTCAACTTGGTCGATGAGCCGCATCTTCTCCGGCTCGGTCTTGGCGATGTACGCCTCGGACAGCATCTTCATGCGGTCGAAGTCCGGGACGCGACTCATGCGCATCATCGCGCTCAACTGGTCGATGGAGCCGCCCCAGTCGTGGATGTGCGCGACACCCGTGAAGTGGACCTGCCGCAGCGCGTCGGAGCCCTTCACGCCCAGGGTGCTGACCGGCCGCATCAGGGCGTTCGCGCCCTTGACGGCTAGGAACGGAAGGGAGTGGAAGCCCTTCTGGAAGATCGAGGAGGAGCCGTTCTGCATGGCGCGCTCCGCGCCACGGGCCGCCCAGTCGTCCACCCTGTCGGCGACCTTCGGCAGCGACCGAGTGACGCCCATGTCGTTCTCGCGCAGGATGGCGCGGCGGCCCTGCCCGCTCACGCCGGGCAGCGCCCGGAGGGTGCCCTGGGTGCCGAGCAGTTGTTCCTGCCGGGCCATCCAGTCGTCCATGAACTTGGTGACCGAACCCGACGAGTCGAGGTTGTGGATCTGCGACTCGATGTGCTGGATGAACGCCGGCTGGTGCTGGAGCGCCGGGTTGAGGCCGAGCAGCTTCAGGTCGATGGAGCCCTGCTTCACCATGTTGGTGAGCTGGTCGGCGATGGCGCCCGTGTCGGCCATCTCGGTGCGCAGCCGGCCGATCTGCGACACGTCGCCGGCAGCCACCGACAGGATGCGCCGCTGGGCGTTGAGACGTTCGGCCGGGTTGGCGATCTTGGTGGCGTCAGCCAGGAGGCCGGCGATGACGTGCGGCTCTGCGGCGTACTTGCGGATCTGCGGGGAGCCGTACAGGATCTCGGGCGCCTCGAGCGGACGGCCGAGCTTGTTCTCCCCGTTGATCCAGCCGAGGTAGCGGTCGGTGCGGCTGGCCGCACCCTCGCGGCCGAAGACGCCGGTCTTCAGGCGCAGGCCGGAGTTGACCTCGGAGGCCATCAGCGAGTAGGCGTTGGCGCGCTCGGTCTCGCTGAGCATGTGGTTGGTGACGCCGGCGCGGTAGATGCCGAGGCCCTTGCCGGCTACGGCCAGCGGGTCGAGGTACCAGGCGCCGACCACGTTCGCGCCGAAGGCGATCTTCGGGGCCAGAGACGGGTGCTTGGCCTTGGTCACCTCATCGAAGGCGTTCGTGTACTTCAGCGGGTCGATGTCGGAGCCGGTGAGGACGGCGGTGGTGAACGCCTCGCCGGCGTTCGTCTCGTCCGAGACCTTCCACGCCTTAGCCCATGCATCACCGTCGAAGATCGCCCCGTCGCCCACGGCGTCCATGTGGGACGCCATGCTGAACGCCGACGAGATGGGCCGGTTGACCCCGTTGTCGAGCAGCCAGTTCGCACCCTGGAAGAGATGGCCGGGCAGGTAGCCGGTGAAGGTGCCGGTATTCATGAGCGGGTCGAGGAACTGGCTGCCCCGGTGCGCGGCATCGCGCAGCAGGGAGCCGAAGCTGTCGTCGTCACTGTCGAACGGGGCGGAGGCTACGTCCCAGGCAAGGCCGGGCGCGGCGAGCATCGAGCCGCCCAGCGACTTGACCGTATCTCCGAGTTCGTCCAGGAAACTCAAGAGCCGAGCCTGGCCTTCAGGAGCCGGACATAGGTGCGCGTCTCCGGAGTGGACCCGGGGAGGTTGGCGATCAACTCGAGGCTGGCCAGCAGCGGACGAAGCTGCTCGTCGGTGCCCTGCTTGTCCGACATGATGCCGGCCGCCTCTGGGCCGATGCCGGGGCCGAGGGCTGCGCCGGCCGTGACCGGCTCGCCGGGGTTGGCGGTCGGCTCGTGCAGGGCGGTGGGGCGGGGGAGCGGGGACGTGCCCTGCATGGCAGCGCCCGACTGGATCGCCTCCATGTCCTGACGGCTGCCGTAGGGGCCGCCGCTGGCGACCATCTCGGGCTGGGTTCCGTCGGTGCGCGCAGACAGAGCCCCCGGTCCTGAGACCGGGGCCGGCGATGCCGGGCGACGATAACCGCCGTGCTCTGCCATTGCTCTCCTTTGGAGAAGGTGTGGGACGGGCGCCCTTGTGGTGCGCCCGTCCCTGCTTGTGTCAGCGAATCAGCGTGGTGTTCTTGCCCACGCCAGGACCGGGGCCCTTGGCCGCCAGCTCGCTGGGAGCAGCCTGCACGAAGCCGGTGACCGGCTCGGTGCTCTCGATCTGGTCGAAGATGGTGCTGTCGGACGACTGGATGCCGCCCTGGTCGGACGAGAAGTCCTTGGCCATGAGTGTTCTCCTTGGTTTCTCCGGGGCGGCTGCCTCGGAAGATCAGATGGGCTGGCGCCTCGAGATGGTGCTTTGAAGATTCGGCGAGCCGCCCGGGGTCATGCCCACCAGCGACATCAGCAGGTCTGACGCACCACCCTCGCCCTGGCCGGGCATCGGGGGGCCGCCCTGCTGGGCGGCTGCCGCCTGCTCCACCGGGGAGGGCGGCGGGGCCGGCGCCTCCTTTGGGGCGAACACGGCCTCCATTGCCTCGGCCACCGACTTGCCCTTGGCCACCAGCTTGCGGACCTCAACGGTCTGCATCGCAATCTCGCGGGGGTCTTGCCCCATCGCGGCGAGCTGCGGGATGGCCTGCGGGAGCATCGCCAGGGTGGCGGCCACGCTCGAGTCGATCTGCTCCAACTGGATCTGCCGCTCCTCGTCCTCAATGTTGAGGTCGACCGGCAGGGTCTTGCGGGCCGTCGTCTTGGCGATCAGGCCGCCCGCGAGGGCCTGAAGGACGAACACGAGGCCACGGTTCGGGTCGAGCCCGGCAATCGCCCCGTAGGTCACGTCGATGGTGTACTCGCCGGCGATGTCCTTGCCGGGCGTGTACGTGTAGGTGCGGGGGGCGCCGTTGTCCTTGATGCGCCGGGTCTTCTTCACGTCCGGCCAGTACGCCTCGTCCATGCGGAAGCACATCTCGATGACATCCTCGAGCGCCGAGGCGTTGAGACGCTGGAAGGTCTGCACCTGAGTGTCGAAGGTGCCCATGAGCGCCTGCACACCCTGGCCGGTGATGATCGAGGCGTCGATGGAACCGGAGCGACCCTCGGGGTAGCGCGACCCGGTGCGCTGCTCCTGGGCGAGAATCTGCTGTTCGGGGAACAAACCCTGCGGGATCTGGAGGTTGACCCGGCCGATGCCCTGTGGGTTGTCGGACTGGAGGACCGCGAACGGTCCAATCTCCATCTCCTGCATGTCCTTGGGGACTGCGATGGGGGCGTTCACGCTCTGCTCGAGCGCGTTCATCGTGTACATCTGCACCAGAGCGCGGGCGATCTGCACCCAGATCACGTCGTCGTACTGGCCGCGAATCTCACCCGTCACCGAGGGGCGCTCCACGATCTTCACCGGGCAGCGCCCGATCCGGTTGACCGCCGACACCAGCGTGATGCACGGGTCGAGGAGCACCATGTAGGTGCAGTACTCGTCGTAGTACCGGATGATCTTCAGCTCGAGCTGCTGGTCGTCGCGGTACTGGCCGTACCGCGCCCGGATGGCATCCTCAGCCTCCGGGTAGTCGGCGCACACCAGCGCGAGCGGACAGTTGTACACCTCGAAGTACTCGACCGTGCGGCCCCGGTAGTCCTTCGTGTAGTGCGCCGTCACCACATCGCCGATGCGAATGACTGGCATCTGCTCGGCGAAGTCCGGCTCCACGATGTAGGCCATGAAGCCGAACGAGCCGTAGCGGTCGGTGCCCTGGTACGACTGGTCCTGCAACCTCGAGGACTGGACGTAGCCGTTGGCGATCTGCCCACGCAGGGCCGTGCGGTCCACGTCCGACTTGTTGGACATGTTCTGGGCCGTGCAGTTGAACGCCGGCAGGGGCGCCATCACCTCGGCGATGTCACGGGCCGTGGTGTCGATCAGGTTCGCCACCAGCGGGCGGTCGAACTCTGTGGTGTTGAACAGCCCGGGCGCGACCGACTCATAGTCGCCCTTGCGGATGGCGATGAGCCTCATGTAGTCGATGTCGCGCTTGGCGTTCCGTGACCGGATCACCTGTACGCGATCAGCGATCTGCTTTGCAGAGCGCACCCGTACCTACCTTTTTCCTGTTATCTCGGCCCGTGAAAGTCAGCCAGTCGCACTGTGGAGCCTTGCTGTGTTCTCCGGGGGGAGACGTACTTGCTGGACCGCCTGAAGGCGGTCACCGTGCCCGAGCCTCTGCCGTAGCCCAGGTGCTCGCGGGCGCCGATCTCGAAGAACCAGAGCGCCATCACGAGGTCGCAGGGCACCTTGTTCGGGTCCAGGTCGGGGGTCCAGGTGATGAGCTGGTGGACCAGCGCCTTGATGCCGTCCTTGTGCGCCCTCGGCAGCTCGATCAGGGCCGGGGTGATCTCACGCCACTCGCCGCCCTGGTCGTTCCACGCCTTGTCGTACTCGCCGAACAGCGAGGCCAGCGACGAGATACCGAAGCCGGCGTCCCACTTGTTGCTGCCCGTGTGGTGCTCGGTGAACCGCACACCCCGGGTGGCGAACCAGGAGCGCATCACCGAGTCCTGGGTGAAGAACTGGAGCAGGCCGGTCTTCTCGACCCGCCACTCGTCCACCTCGTAGTGCTCGGTGACTTCCTTCATCTTCTGGACCAGCGCGTCCTTGGTGGGCGCCTTCAGGTTCCAGGCGTTCATCACGAACCGCTTCTGGGACTCTCGGTCGATAGCCCCCACGATGATGCCGGCGAAGCCTTTGATGGACGGGTCCAGGCTGGCGATGACGTACTTGCCATGCATCCCTGTGTACGGATGCCCTGCCCTGTCGGCCTCAAGCCGGCCACACAGCCGCAGGTTGTTGGTGCTGCGGGTGACTGCGTGCTCCGGGAAGGTCGCGTCCTCGGGGACCGACCGCTGCTGGTAGATCAGCGCCCAGTCCGAGGCGCTGTTCGACGCCCTTGGTCCCGCCTCCAGGTGGGGGCCGTCCCAGCGGGCGAACCTGCGTTCGCCGGCGACGATCACACCTTCGGAGCAGGTCTCGGTCTCACCGCACAGGCACTCGTCCATGTCGGCGTCCTGCACCCGCACCCACGGCGCCTGCGCCAGCGGCCACAAGGTCTTGTGGTCGGCCGGGGTGGCGCCCTCCTCGAGAATCGCCGGGGAGGCCAGGTAGGTCCACGGGCTGATCCCGTTGGCGTAGTTCTCCGGCTTCAGCAGCTCGGAGTACAGGTCGACGCTCGAGACGCGGGTGCCGATCACCAGCAGCTTGCCACCGGCTTCGATGCGGGACTCCACCATCTGCCGGAGCCACTTCATCTGCTTGGAGTACTCAGACACGTTGGTGGTGTCCACGCCGTCGTCCACGATGGCCAGGTCACAGCGCCGGCCGTACACCTTCGACCTCATGCCCAGGGCGGTGGCGTTCGCGTCCTTCTCGTGGAACGCCTTCCCCGACGATGCCCGCACCTCTGTGCCGAACACGATCTTGGAGTCCGTCCACGACTCGGCGGTGGCCTCCCAGCCGCCGTCCGGTGCGTACGCCTTCTGCAACTCCACGAAGTCCGGGGAAGTCAACCGCTCTTTGATGCCGAACAGGAAGTCCTTGGCGAGATCCTGGCCGGCCGAGATCAGCAGCACCCGGTACCCGGGGTCCAGGCACAGGCGGTAGGTGACGTAATCGATGGTGATGGCCACCGACTTGCCGTGGAACGGCGGGCAGTTGACCAGCACCTTGTTGCGCTTGCCGGCCACGAACGTCTGGGCCGGGTGCAGGTCGCGGGGCTCACGCCCCTCGAGGATGTCCACCCACTGCATCTGGTGCCACGGGGTGTCCACGCCTAGGTACTTCTTGCGCCACTCGGCGAACCCGAGCCGTTCCCCGCGCACCACATCCCGCTTGCCGCGAAGCTGGCGGGCCTGGTCGACCCGGGCCTTGAACGACGGGTCGGTGCGGCGCCACTCCTCATAGGTCTTCCTCGAGCGGCCCACCTTGTCGAGAGCCGGCTCGATGTTCAGGCCCTCGCGGATCAGCTCAACGAACCGATCCTTCGCCGGCGCCATCTCATACCGGCGTGCTCTAGTGGGACGCTGGCCACCGGGAGAGGTGGCGTGGCTCACTCGTCGTCGTCGTCCTCGTCGCAGTCGCAGGTCTCCGCGTGCGCCCACACCCGCTGCGCGTCATCCTTGAACCACAAGTCCAGGTACGACGCCAGGCCCATGCTCCGCACGGTCGGCTGCCCCGCCTGCTTCGCAATCACCATCTGGTTCTCGCCGCTCTCGGCGGCGAAGTCGATAATGGCGACATATCCCATCGGGAAAGCGCCACCATTAGCGGCGCCCCAATCCATGATGGTCTTCTCCAACGCAACGGAAAGCGACACGGGCTCACTCATTATTCGCGCCTTTCCGAAACGATTTTTTGCGGAAGTACTATTAGCATTTCGCCCCGGGCGAAATGCGTTCCCTTCACCACCCGATAGGCCCCTGCCCTGCACCACCCCGCTGGGGTGGTGTCAGGGAGACAGGCAGGGACTCCCTCCAGGGGAGTCCCAACCCTCCACCAGACCCTCACCAGGACGAGGCTCACGCCTCGTCACGCAGCGAAGCTGCTTCCCTCCACCGATCAAAAATCTGCCTGCACTGTAGGAACCGAGCGAAGCTCGGTTCCGTACTAGAGAGACCGCTTCAGCGGTCTCTCACTAGTAGTAGTTACTAGTACGGAGCAACGCTTTGGAGCGTTGCTCCTACAGTGGGCGGCTCTCCAAGAGCCGCTAGTACGCTACCGCTGTGCGTTCGGGGGTTTCTCCAAGAAACCCCCTCACTAGTACTAAGGGTGGAATGCAAAGGTTTCTTGCAGGTCCGAAAGTAAAAACTTTCGGACACACTGTTTCCGCAGGTCAGACGGGGTGTAGCCGGTCAAGAAAGTCGGGCGACACGCCCGACCTCGTTGTAACAGGAAACCCCTTAACGGTTGAACGTTCACATACCAACGGTACGAGAACGAGGCCCCCCGATCCAGCCACAGACATGGAATGGGTGATATGGAGGGGGGGAGGGGGCCGGCGTTTAAACCCCCCGGGTCAAGTGTGTGGCCGAGGCACACCCCACCCCCCCGGGGGGTAGCCCCACCCCCCGAGGGGGGTGCCTGCCGAGGGTGCAGGGTTGAGTGGCAGGCAACTCACCTCATGGTGAGTGCATGTCTCGCAGGATGCTGGCCCATGGCCAGCAAGACTGGGCCGAGCTCTGGTACAAAGCCTGGTACAAACGTACCCAATGAGGCGGTTAATGACCGTTAACCTGTAAGGAGCTCATCGGCGGATACCCCTTACATGGTGTGCGTGGCTGCACTGGCAATGGTAAAGAATTCGGCCGATTCTCGGATATGACTTGACATTCACACCGAAGCGAGTAATGTCCGTGGTGTCGAAACCGAATACCGATCCGAGGAGGGTTAGGGATATGTCGACTCTGTTTGTTTCTGAGCCTGTGGTTCTCCGCCCGGGGTGTGACTGTGGCGGTGTGTTTGTGGCGGTGTCTGGCCACAGTGACGCTGCCGCGTGCAGCGTGTGCGCTGAGGTGTGGTGCGTGTCGCTGGACATCGAACGGCATTTGGAGCCGGGTGAGCGTGTGGTCTGGCTGGACCGTGACGGTTTGACCGTGCTCGGCTACTTCACTGAAGACACCGAGGAGGAGTGATGTACGTCCTGAAGAACCTCACCACGGGCAACGAGTGGACCTATGACAGTGAGGCGCAACTCAAGACGGCGACCCGACTGTTCGCGGTGCAGAACCCCAGCGCAT